AAAAAAGACTATAATACTAAAATTATAGAATCATATAAACAACAAATAATGAAAGAGGCTATGTAATGAAATACGGCGAAGACAAAATAATCAAAGAAATATCAGATTACATAAAATCAACTTATGGTGAACACTACAGTACCACTAAAGATGGTTTTCAAGTACAAGATATGCTAAGACAGTTAGGTATTGATAAAGATTTTTGTCAGGCAAATGCAATTAAGTATCTATGCAGATACGGCAAGAAAGCTGGTAAAAACAGAAAAGACTTACTAAAAGCAATTCACTATGTTATTTTATTAATGAGTAGTGAAGATAACAACTAAAAAGGAGACTATACTATGACAGATACAAACGTAATTTATTTAAAAGAAGATGTGGGTAAAAACTTATACAGAAGAAAAACCTACTATACACTTACAGTCGAACAAGAAGTATTAGCAAACGATAAAGATGAAGCTGATAGTAAGTTTATTGAGTGTGGTATTGATCACTCACAGATTAACCACGAGATTACTGAAACAAAAGATGGTGTTGAAACTTATATGGTAGACGCTGACTATTCAGATAGTAATGATACTGAATATGTAGGTAAAGTAAAATATGATGACGATACTCAATCGTTTGAAGATGCGATGGAAAATGGTGATATTCATATTGATAGATATGCAAGTGAAGACGAACCACATCAATTAACTAAAATTAAATTAACAACATAGGAGAGTATATTATGATAAACATAACATTAGAACAAATAGATAAACTCAACGAAATTATTGACGCTATTGATAATAAAGATTCTGCTTCGGCAAAAGATAAGGTTATAGTATGGAGAGATAATTTACAAGAAGAAATCAATAAGGCAGAGTCAGACGTAGATGTTCAACTACAATTAGATATGGAAAGTCAGTGGGGTAAATAATATGGAAATGATTATTTTAATGGTTGTTATACTAATGTCAGCAATTACAGTTACCTACTTTAATGAAATTTATTTGTATCTCTCACTTGTTTTAGGTTCACTTATCAACGATATTAAGAAGAAAGTTAATTCAACTAAAACTAGAAAAAGTAGATGATGTACTACTCGTGGTTAACACGAATCGTCAATCCTCGGTCATCCTCGGTAGACCATTTGATACAAAAACCCTTATTTTACAATGTTTTTTAAAGGCTTGACAATCACTACATTTTGTGATACAATTAATGAATAAACTAACAATAACTATGAAGGAACAAATATATGTCATTTAAATACGATAAAGAAAACTTGTTTAAAGAGTTTTATGTTGCAAAAGAAAAAGATATTGCACTATCCAAGAAAACTATAATTGATGAGAGAGAGAATGATTACTATACAAATCGTATTCAATTTTTTAAAGACCACATTGAATTGAAAAAACAACATCCAGAATATTACTCATTTGTTGATATTAACTTTGAGAACTTATTATCTGTGTACTTAACTACAAATCCAAGAGAAACTTTTTATCAAAAGATTTTCGGCAGATCATATGAAGCAGTTAGAGCAGATTCAATTCCAACATCAATAAAAGATTTTTAATTGAAAACTAAAAAAGAAATACATCAGATTAGAGTTGATCATTATAATTGGTTGATATCAAAAGGTATTAAAATTACCTTTGAAGAAGTCTGTGTATTTCAAAAACCAAATGCTAAATCTAAACCAGGCGAATTAGATTTAAGTCATTTACAAGTAAGAGATTCTATACCGTGTAGTAATAATATCGGTGGTAGTACAGCAAAGAGAGTTTACGCTACACAACTTCCTGCTGGTAAAACTATTAGTGTGGCATATAATAAAGGCCCTTATATGGTGGTTGATGCCAAGGACTTTAAAACAATGGGAAGGAAAATATAATATGAAAACAATGATGTTACTAACGATTATAACCTTGTTAACAATGACAATGGCTAAATCAGAAGAAAACAAATATCCTATGTGTGCTGATAAAAACAACTGGTTTGAAAAAAATTGGTGTGAAACTGTAGAGTTTCAAAAAGAAGGTTGGCAAGAAGGAAAAACACAAGTGACAAGTGATGTAGAAAAAGTAAAAACTTTCTTTACAAAGTTAATAGGACAAAACAATGAGTAAAGACTTTGTTTGTACTAGTGCTAATGATGGCACACATTTAATTAGACCAATAACAGCCAAAGCAGAAGTGTTTTGGCAATCAAAAGGTTTTTTTAAATATGTTATAGACAATACAGAAGACTATTATATAATAAAAAGTGTTGATAGTGAAAAAATTTGTAATGAAATTAGACAGAATAATATGGATTTTACTAGTTAGTTTATTTCTAACTAACTGTGCTGCTAACAGATCACAAGTAGGTGCTGTGTTAGGTGCAACAACAACTACGGCAAGTTGTGTAGAAATGGGTGCAAGTCATCCTGCTTTAATTGCTACTTGTGCAGTAGGCGGTGCCTTTGTAGGTGCAGAAATTATGTACAATTCAGACTATGATGTACACCAAGCAGTTTTTGTAGATCATTTAAACAATGGTCCTGGCGGTTCAAGTTATACGAATTGGTACAATCAAAAGACAGGTAATTCTGGTGTAATAAAAGTTACAAAGTCTTATATAGAAGGTCCTGTTAAGTGTAAAGATTATGATGCAACAATCGATATTACTAATCAATGGCCACTTATCGGTGTCGGTGGTGTCAATAGAAATACAATTTTTGGTACTGCTTGTCAAATGCCAGACGGCAGATGGATTGAAAAAGATTTTATATTAAATGGAAAATATGCGAAGAATTAGTAAGATTATATTATTTGCAATTATATTTTTTGCTATACTGTCATTTCAAAAATATGCAGAGTCATTAGCAGACAATCACGACCTATCTGGTGTAACTGTACCGATTGAAAAGGTTTCAACTGGTGATAAAGTTATAGATATATTAGATAAAATAGAAAAAGCAGATAGTAATGTTTATTTTGATAAAATTACAACTATTGAACCTAAAAAAGTAGATGGTCAATATTGCTTCGTTAAAGTAATAATTAAACAAAGTGAAAACACTATTGTTAAAGAAGAAGTTTTGGAGTGTAGTGATGGTAGAAAAACGGCAACAGGACCTAGTTATTGGGAATTGTTTGCTCAGTTTTATTACCGAGATGTCAGTACACCAGAATACTGTAGATTTTACAGTAGACCAAACCACGTTTTTAAGTCGTTCGGAAAGACGTGTTTAAAAGTGAACGGTGAATGGGAGGTAAAATGATTAAAAATATAATCATTATTGCTCTAATAACTATAATTGTAACTCAAACCGATATTGGTTTTACTGATATTATTAACTATATTGAAATAGGGCTTGACAAATTACAAGAAATAGTATATACTATAAAGAGTGAGGTAAAATAATATATGATGAAACAACTAAAAGTAGTATCAGTTTTGATGTTAGGACTATTTCTAACTAATTGTGCTGGTAACTATAAAATCAAAAAAGAGTCTGGTGGTAATGTCGTTGATTCTGTACCAAGTTGGTATATGGCAGACATATCAGAATCAAAGGCTTGCGACAAGGCAATCTTTGGTAAAGACAAAGATAAAGTTTGTATCTACGGCGTAGGTACTGCTGTGTCTCCTGACTTAAATCTTTCTATTGAAAAAGCAAAGATGATCGCTAAGGCAGAACTTGCTGACATTATTAAAGGTGAGATGAATAAACAATCTAAACAATTTGTTACAGAATTAGGTAAAACAAATACCAAAACTGTAGTAAGTGAGGTTGAATCTACTTTAGTTAATGTTATTAAAGATACGCCAGTTAGAGGTTATGAGGTCTTTGCACAAGACGTTACTCTTACAAAGAATAATTATTATCGTGCTTGGATTGGATTAAGACTTCCAATGGGTGAGTTTAATAAGATGTATAACTATACTATAGAAGAAGCGGTAGATGCCTATAATTTAAAATCAAAAGCTCAAATCGCTTACGATAAAGTGTTAGGAAATACAGATGACAAAAATAGTAATTTACAGTAAAAATAACTGTACATATTGTACTAAGGCCAAGAACCTTGTAACAAATCTTGGCCTTCAATTTGAAGAAAAAAGTTTTGAAAAAGATTTTAATAGTGATGTTGATAAACTACTTGAACACGTAGGTAAAAAAGTAAGAACTATGCCACAAATAAAAATTGATGACGTATTAGTTGGTGGTTATAATCAACTTGTAGAATATTTTGTAGAACAAGGCAAAGTTAATTTTAGGGGCGAAATTATTTAATGACAGATAATGAAAACGTAATTTCTTTTCCTTCTGATAGAATAGTAGAAAAAAGAGATGTATTACAAGACCCAAAAGTTGTTGAGAAAATGCGTTTACAAAATACAAAAAACTTTGTTGAAACAGCAGTTGACAATATTAGTATGAACTTATTAAGAAGTTTTGTAGATTTAGCAATGAAAACAAATCAACCATCATTTACAAAAGATTTAGCATTATTAGTTGATGTTATGCGTGGTATGATTTATAGAGATTTTGAATTACAACATCCTGCTCAAAAATTGAGTGATAAAATGGTAGACTTAAAAACTAATAGAAATGGTACATTATCAGCAAAGATTGATTATTCAAAAGTAATAGAAGATGTAAC